CCGCCGTTCCGAGTTTGGATAGCCCAGGAACTGCCATTGCAAGGTATTCTTCTCGCGTCTCGATAAACGAATGCCTCGCGAGTCGCTTGAGTTGTTTGACCCCGAAGTCGATGGGACTAAAGTCAAAACCGACGACATCTGCCATAGGATCAAGCTCGCCCCCTGCTATTAGGTTTCGGATAGCAAGATCGACAGCGGTTCCGCGCTCCGCTGCCGCACTCGTTCCGCTTGCGCCTTCAAATAATGCGCATTCGGCGAGCTTAGGAAGCGTTGAAGGTGATATTTCTTTACTCATTTTATTTCAATTCCTTAATGTATAAGTGCCGTTGCAAATAATGGGTAGTATTTGTCACGAGTTCGCCTTTCTCCATTCGACCGCTGTATTCACGAATTGATCCACGCGAAGCGCAACGCGGTGTAGGTATTCTGGAGCGCAGTCGCGCCAAGTCTGTTCGCTCGTTAGCACTCCGCGAGCGATCAAGAACTGATTCACAGCGCCTTCATGCTCTGCGAGTCGGGCCTGCCATCCGACCATTTCGTTGGCTTCAACGATATGATCTGGCTGTTTAGTTGCAACGGCTTCAAACAAATGCGCAACCGATGCCCATTCGAGCGGGAGTTCTTCTGCAAGGCCGCTGCGGGTCTTGGCGTCGTAGGCTGCGCTGTGGGTGGTTAGGATGATGCGCTCCTTGCCGCCGATACCCTTTCCTTTGCCGCTGTCCGTAGTCGAGACCTTGGTCTTAAAACGCAAGAACCAAAGCTCGTCCGCGAACTCTTTCAAGAGCGGCGCCGATTGTTTGCTGAGTTTTAGCTCGTATCGGTCGTAGGCTGCGAGAGCGTCTGGAGCTTCAAACCTTACGATCTTGCTGTGAGCGATCATGACGACATTCTTTCCGGAGTCAATGAGTTGATCAACGGATGACAAGAACCGGCTCATTCTTTCCGCGACCATTACCCACCCTTTACCGAAGCCAAAGTCTTCGATGCTGGTCTTCTTAGTCGAAGCGAGCAGATCTTCAACGCACAGGCGTTCCGCCCAGTCTGCCGAGTCGATGACGATGGTTTTGTAGTCGGTCGCCTTGGCTTCAGTTAACGCATCGGTTAACTGCTTCCAGGTGCTGATCTCGCAGCGGTCAACGTCTAGGTGACTTGTTCCGCCCTCGATGTCGAGAAATAGCGGCTTGGGGAACTTGGCCGCAAATGTTGATTTGCCTACGGATTCCACGCCGTAGATGACGACGCGCTGGGCGCGTTGTTGTTTTCCTTTTGTTATTTTCATTTTCTATTTTCCTTTTTGTTGTGCTGCGTAAACGGCCACAGCGAGTGCCGCCCAAGTGTGCGACTTAATTCCGTAAGTCGGCCCTGGGGTTTTCTTCGTTCCCTGCGGCCCGATGAGATCGAGCAAAGCTTGGCGCACGTTGGCGTCTTTTGCTCGCATCGTTCCACAGAGAAAAAGTTTGATATCCTTCCGAAAGATCAACTCGACGTCCACCCGTGCAACCTCGATAAAGCGTCCTATCCAGACACAAGTTTCGAATGTCGAAGCCCCTACCGCCATGCCGTAAGATGCGATCATCTCGCAAGCAACGCGGTCGTATTCGCGACCGATAAGAACCTGTCGGATCTCGGCATTGGGAAGGTGACCGTGATCAATTATCTTTCCTCGGTCTAGTTGAATAAAAGCGGTGTGTGTTGTCCCCGGATCTAATGCCAATATCATATTTTAATGCTCTAGTTTTAATTTTGTCTGCCGGAAGTGCGAGAACGTCGCAAATGCCTTGGAATGCTTTTGATCGGATAAAGTGAATTGCTGACTCTCGGTCAAGTTCTTGAGCTTCGTTTAGTTGTTTGCTCAAAAAGACCTTCTCGCATTTTATGTCGTAAACTGCCTGATGTATCATCCCGCAAAGGATATTGCGGGTAAATTGGCATTCCGCGTCATGTAGTTCTTCAAGGGTCATGCTAGCGACGCTCCCGTTTTATCTGGCGGTTCATCCACCAGCGTCGTGTCTGCTCAGACTCGCAGGTGGCTTTTATGTTTCCTATTAGGTATCCACCGATGAACGAGCAGATCATGCAGGTGGCGAAGATGGCCAAGAAGGTTAGTGGTTCCATATATTTAGTTTCTATTAAATTGTTGAATATGTTTTTTGATAATACTTCATCTTTATCGGAATGTAGTTCGCTCTTTCTATTAGGTGTTCATCGAGCAATACCGTCTTAGAAAGATTTAGCATAAGATCAGAAATGCTTTGCGCTTGCTTTGTCAGCTCAACGATTGCGGCTGGATATTGTTTTAAAGACTCAGGTTTTGTACCACCGGTAACGCTGCTCATCCACCAATAGAATGTATCGACTTGATCCTTGAGTTTCTTTTTCGTTGTTTTCATTTTTGGTTTTCTATTTTTGGTTTCTGTCGTTCGGGTTCGTCCCGTTCGATGTGCAAACCATCTTTCATCTCCGCAAAGATGAAAAGAAAAATTTTCGCGAAGTGCGAAAATAATTCTTGGGAAAAGTCTTTACAAATGAGCGCAACCAATGCCCATGCGCCTCTGCGGGCTTTTTTATTTTACAATCGGTCGAAAGAAATTTACCTCGCGGAGTCCTTGCCTCGTCATTATTCTAGCCTTTTTTGATTCAATCTGAGTTCTGCTAATCGCAATTTCTAAACGAGAATTCGTTGCGGCGATGGTTGACTTGGTCTCGCTTGCAATAGCGCGGGAGGTCTTCCACCCCTGTTTTTCAAGATCGGCCTCGCTCTCGTGTTTTGAGACTTTGTAAAAAGCCTCCCACGCTTTGTTTACAGCGGCAATAGCCACGGGTTGTTTTGTCGTCTTTCGCATAGGTTGATGTTTATTGAGTTGTCCTTGTAGTAGCCATACGCGAAGCCCTGCGACCATCCGAAGGTTGCACGGCGTGTGCTCGCATATTCCATATCGAAACGCGCAAGCATTCCGGTGCAATAGCCAGAAGGCCCGTCAAGCGTTCTCGCGCGTTCCCATCCTACGCGGTGAAGGTGGGCCAATACACATTGCCCGTAGGTTTCTGCATGATCCCTTATAGCCTGCACGTTATACATATAACCGTGCAAAAACTTGGTTCCACCGAGTTCGTAAAAGCTACGAATATGATACGGGTATAATTTCGCCTTTAGTTCCTTCGCGGTTTTTTCAATAGCTTGAATGGTGAGTGTTGCGGCGTGAGCCGCTAGCGCGTTAGGCGAAGACGCGAGCTTGTAGAGACGAGCTTCGTGATTCCCATATAAAATATGCTGCGGCCTAAGTTCGTGAAGGAAGTCGATACCGGCTGAAAGATCGTCCGAGATACTAGCAGCGCGGTCACTTGAGTTCGGATCGGAGATAGCTCCAGAGCGAAAGGCGGCCAAGTCCAGGAAGTCGCCTAGATGAATGGTCGTGTCGGGCTTCCAGCGTTCTTTGAACATAAGAACACTTTTGCGAGCAGCAGGGTCTATTTGATCCCCGTGCGAGCATCCGACTGCCATCCATTTCTTCCATCCCTTCATTTTAGTTCTGGAATATTGCGGTCGCTGCGTTGTTGCCAAATCCAAGCGCGAACGGCTTCCATCGTGTCCTCGTCCATTTTCGCAAACGCTCCGGATTCGTGCTTTAAAGCGGAGCGAAGCTCTTGGTCGATGTCATCCACCAAGATCAAAATATCAAGCGCCTTACAGGCCACCTCGTGCTCGTATCGCTCTGTTTCGTCATACTCAAGTGTCATTTTCATGCTTCGTCCTCCTCTTCTTCTTCTTCCAAGTCTGGAAATAGAATGCTAAATGAGTCACTTGCGAGTCCTTCGACGGCGTATTTGTTCCCAAATACAAACTCCCCGTGCATCGTTTCGCCGCCCTGCTCCCAAGAAACGATAGTCAGCCCGCAGTCGTAATGCTCCGACAGGATGCGCTTCGCTTCCGCGAGTGCTTCCGCACGCTCCGATTCAACCGTCGGTTGTCTCTTTTTTTTCAAGCAAGTATGTCTATTTTTTTAGATACTCTAGTGCGTAAGATGGCGAGCATTTCTCGTTCGGTCATGCCCTTCGCCCAATGCGGACGTAGCTGATAGTGCGGTTCGTCAACAAACTTCCAGTCTCCTCCCCATTCAAGGCCAAGGCTTTTGCCAAGCGTGCCGAGTTCGTTGTAGATCGGATGCTCGCCGCAATATTCTTTGCCGCGAAAAATACCAATATCGAAAGCGATGCCGAAGTTGTGATTCGAGTGCCCCGCTGGTGCATTCGTGACCTTTTTCCCTGGGGTCGTTCTTCCCTTTGCGTACAGAGCTTCCTGCTCCATATATGAGCGAGTTCCGCTGATGATCTTAACGTCGCACCCCACCTTTGCAGCGATGACCTTTGCAACGCCTAGAAAGGCGCGTGCGGCCTTTTGTGCTTCGGGGTGGAGCGTTGCAAGCTGGATCTCGCTGCGTTCGTCGAACGTCATTTTTTCAGCCCTTGGATGTCTGGGAGTTCGTAGCAGAATGTTCCGTAATCAGTCTTAACGCATACCGCCGGATTATTGAATCCAGCGCATGAAGTCAAAAGCGCCATTCCAAGAAACGCGAAGGAAAGAGCGATCATCCAAAGCGCAATTTGTTTGGCGTTCATTTTTCCTTTCGGAAGATTTCGATGAGTCCGATGATGGCCGCAAGCGCCGCCCCTATCGCGTCCCACTTAGACGGGTCTAGGCTCAAACCGGCAACGCTGCCGATGATGGCGATACCGCGGATTGTTGACGGTTCCTTCAATTTCGAGAGTAGTGTTTTCATGGTTTTTTAGGTCGAGTCATTTTATACAGCGAAACTGCCCCAATGCAAATTCCGAGGACGAGAGAAGCGATGCGAAGCCATGCTTCGACTTCGGAGAACGATATTAAGACAGCGGCTGCGGGCGCTGACGTGCCGACGAGCGAATGGAAAGCGTGGCTGTCCATTAGATCAAGCTGGCTTGCGTTATGAGTTCCTCGGTGAGAGTGCATGATTGGAGAATGATCGTATTGCGTTCGCCGCTTTCGGTCAGCTCAATCTCGATATCCGCCGTTGCGCTTGTCGCGTTGAGCAAATAATCGCGCACTCCGAATGTCGAGAAGTTGACCGATGCCGTCTTCCCTGGAACTGCAATCAATCCGCTTTGCACTTGCATAAGTGGCAGATCAGACAAGCCCTTGTCGCCGGAGAAATTCAGGTCATAATAAACGCCTTGAACTCCAGTAACAACTATGTTTCCAAGACCGATAGAGTCAAGGTTTTGTATTGCCGTTTGAAGTTGAGCCGCCGTTGTGCTTGCGTCGAGAGGGTTAGTCTGGCGCAGGATCGTTGTCGCAACGCTGCCAGTTGTTACCGTTCCCGTGCCGGTTGTGATCGCGGTTGCTCCTGCGGTAATACCAAGCAGGAACTGGGTTGCTTGCGGAATGGATCGAACGAAATACTGAGTTCCTGCGGTGTAGCCTGTGAGCGCCGTGAAGCCTGTCAATACAATAGGCTGAGAGAGTGAAAGTCCGTGGTTTGTTGCTGCAATAAATACGCCATCCGTTACGGTCGATACGATATCGACGTTGTAGGTTGGCACGGTCAAGCGGAAGCTGCCTAAGTAGGGATCTCGTGAAAATGAGATCCGTTGCACTTCGTTGTTAACCGTTGAACCGGTGATGGTCGTTGCAACGCTAACCGTAAGCGCCGTGCCTAGATCAGTCCATGTCGGCTGGTAAACTGCTGGAGCGAGCCGGAGTTGCAACTCTTGAATTTCTGCGGTTGTGGCGTCTCCTGCGAGCCGCTCGTCAACAAGCGCCGATGTGGTCGGGATCAGTCTTGCAAAATCGCCTGTGATCGCGGATCGCGTCCCTGCGGAATTGAAGGAAATTACAAAGTTGGTTGCCATCGTGCCGTCAACGGCAACCGAGCCTGCGCTTGTAATTGCTGAAAGCGAATTGAGCGCGGACGATATCGCTCCGGCTGTTGCGGAGAAGCCGATGGCCCCGCTCGTTTCGCCCCCGAAGGAGAGCGTGAACGTTCCGCTCGCAGGAACTCCCGTCCTTGTTCCAACGCCGAATTTGACCGTTGTGCCGGTCATATCGACAACGGTAAATGGCGTTTCAATGTTCCCAGTTGCTTCCAAGAAATAGAGATTTATTTCGCCGTTGTCGCCTTTAACGAAGCGAGGCGGAGCCGCTGGAGAAAAGTTCGTCAGGCTTGTCGCAAGCCTGCGGTTGGTCATGTCAATGTAAAGGTCGCGTGCCATTTAGTTGGTAGGTTTGTCAACAGCTCCCCATTTCCCTATCGGGCATCGCTCGGTTGCCATTCTTAGTTTTGCCCATGTCGAGCATCCGCACTTGCGGCAACGGCCCGTGTTGTTTAGTGCCTGAGCGTCCCATTCGGGACAGGCGCGGCAAGTGGCTTCGCGGGTGGCGAGTGCTTCGGGTGGCGTGGTGGCGAAGCCTGCGCGAGCGAAGCGGTGCGCGGCGGAGCCGAAGCGTGCGAGCATTTGGGCGCGGCGTTGGGCTATCATGAGAATACAAATACTGCTTTAGAGGATGGTGGGGAATAATCTAAATATGGATAATAGTAAAAAGCAGGGAGAGTGATGCCGTTTATCGTAAAATCCGTATTGTTTGCAACAAGCACCGCTGATTCACAATATCCAGAATTTGTTATGACCTCGGCTGGTTGATCTTCCGCGCCA